CCGTCCGTGCGGCCGACGCCAGAAGGGTGACGGTGCGATTTGCCATGTCAGGCTCCTTAGGCGACGAGCGCCACTTCGGCGAACGCGGCCGGCCGGAAGACCGTCAGCGCCAGTCGTTCCTCGGCAAGGATGGTCAGCATGTTGCGGACGAACTGGTTGTCGATGTACCCGGTCAGGATGTTCGCCTGCTCCCGGTCCCAGACCGCAGCCATTCGACCGTCGCCCACCAGTGCGGTGTTCTCGGCGATGTGCTCGTCCTCGACCACACGCAGACCCCAGAGCCGCGCCGGGTTGGCGCCGCCGTACGGGCCAGTGCCGAAGTACTGCTCGTTAGCGTCGGTGGCGGTGTCGAACTGTTCGAGGTCGGCCGGGTTGATGACCACGAAGTTCGGGATCGCCCGACCCACGGTGCGGATCAGGGTCTTGGCTCGGCGGATGCGGTTGAAGTTCTCGTTGTCGGTCCCGGCGTCGGAGGTCGGAGCGCCCGTGAAGTACGTGGCGTTCAGGTCTTGCACGCCGGTGGTGCCGAGCAGGCCTTCGAGGTCGTTGGTGCCCGCACCGTTGAGCAACTGGTCCGACTCCTCACCACGGAGGCCGTCCATCAACCGCTGTTCGACGTAGGTCCGGATTTGCCCGGCGTCGCTCAGGGTTTGCCGGGTGATCGGAATCCAGTGCGCGATCGTCACGACCGGCGCAATGTCCTGCTCGAAGGTGATGGCCGATTCCGGCTTCACCGACGCGCTGGCCGGGGTTTCCGATGCCGCTGCGGTGTGGGTCGCCTGAGGCACGCCGGCCGCGTTGTTGGTGAATGCGAGTTCGCGGAAGAACACGATGGCGTCGCTCTGCGTGGTGCCGTTCACCAGCACGTCACGGAGCGATCCCTGGAGGTCGTCGCCGCGGAAGAATCCGGGAACCTGGGTTGGGGTGATGTAGTCGGCCGGCAGGTTGCCGGTCGTGATGATCGCCCGCAGTTCGTCCGGCGTCATGTCGGCGGTGTGCTGCACCTGATGCCGGTGGTAGAACGATCCAACGTGAAACGGATCGGACTGCGTGCCCTTGATGTTGGCGTGCGGCAGATAGTTCCGCACCTGTTCGCTGTCGGCGAACCGGGCGCCAATGCTGCGGCGGTCCATCTTGCGGACGTTGCGCTCGGCTTCTTCCGCGCCCTCGGTTGGCAGGGTGCCAGCGACACGGCCCCGGCTCTCACCGTTCTTCTGGGCCGCCTTCGCCGCGGATTCGATCCGGGCTTCGCGCTCCATCTTCGGGCCAATGTCGTTGATCTCGGCAAGCAGGGAATCGAGCCGCGCATCGTCGTCGTCGCTGCGCTCGTCCTTCTTCCAGAGGGTTTCCAGTTCGGTCGACGCGGCGTTCATCCGGCCGCGAAGTTCTGCGAGCTTGCTCATGCAAGTGCTCCTGTCCAGCCGCGGGCAGATGCCAGGGCCAGGGTGATCTCTACGTCACGATTCCGGCGTCGTGCCTGGTCAGCGTCGGGGAGTGGAGTGTCCGCAGACGGCTCCGGCTCGGCCCGTTCCTGGTAGGCGGCGACAAGATCAGCAACCAGCGCGGCATGATCGTCAGACAACGACCCACCGCGTACGTGCTCAATGAGGGAGGCCAGCGCGTCGGCTTCAGCAACCGCACGCACGTCGGCAATCGCGGCCATTTCGTTGGCCGGGAACGTGACCAGGGAGATTTCCCAGAGCCGGACTTCCTCGATCACGCGGATGTCTTCCGGCTTGGCCTTGTAGTTGGTGAAGTCGAGCGGATCGTCAGTGGTCGCGGCCCGATCCTTGATCGTCTCGAAGCCGAACGACATGCCGAGCGGCACACCGTCCCGCAGGAGCGTCATGGCGTCCCGGCCGTAGGTGGTTCCTTCGGAGATATGGGCATCGAAGCGGAGGCCGGTCTTGTCCTCTTTGAGTTCGGACGGGCGACCGATCGGGGCGTAGGCGTCGTGCTGCCAGAGGATCGGCGTCTTCTCGCCACGTTCCCGGATCGTCTTCCGGAACGCGCCGGGCTTGACCGCCGTCATGTACGAATCGACGGACCAGAAGTGGGAGGCATACCCGGAGAATCCGGCGCCATCATCAGCGGACCGGAGGTCGGCGGTGCGATACTGAATGTCTGGTCTGGTGGTGCGTGGTTGCGGCATGTGGCCGGCTCCCGGTGGGCAAACGAAAACGCGCTCCCTGTCCGGTCTGCCGGATGGAAGCGCGTAGGCTTGCTCACAGTTCGTGGAGCGCGGTGGCTCGCTTATTGAGTTATGTCCGATTGTATCACGCCCTAGTAGTCAGGTATGGCCTCGGCGTCCGCTATCGCTTCGCCTATCGCCTGATGCAACGAACGCGCTTGATCCAATGTGAACTGTAGCGGGAATTGGTCCAGTACTTCCTCGTGTCCGTCTTCGCTGGTTTCCACCATCTTGTGATCATCATTGAGTTCAACCCAAACGAACACAATCTTCGTATCGCCGTCCACGTCAGGAGACAGCGTAATTCGCTTTGCTCCGTAATACGGATCGTCAATGGCGTGTTCTTTGTTTTGCGCGGCATGAACGGCCGTCACCCATGCGTTGTATCGTTCCTTGTCCATGCTTCCCCTCAGGCCGCAATCAACGCCACGATGGTCACTTCCTTGCAGCCACGGCACGCCACCTCGACGGTGCTGCCAGCCGTGGCGCGGGTGTACTTCTTGCCGCAGTGCGGGCACTTCACCCACACCATATGCGGCCGGATCGGGAACATGGACGGCTCCCGGTACACCACGTTCGACGGGCCGGGTGGTGGCAACTGGTCAGCGGTCGGCGATTTCGTCATGGGCTAGACCTCCCCCAGTGGCGTGGACAGGACAGGAGACACGGAGAGCGTCCCGTTGGGATGTTCGGCTGAGAGATGCCGTTGCACCTGCGACAGTGGCACCACGAGATTGTTCCGCTGCGCACAGGTCAAGCCATCGCTGGCGCCGTAGCCGTCCGTGTGGCTGGCGTTGTCGTGCAGTTGTGCCCGGTCGACCACGCCGCTGGCCTGGTATGCCATCGTGGACGCCGTGCCGTAGGCCATCATGGATTCCGTTCGTGCAACGGCCAGGTGCCGGTTGGCGTAGGTCTGCGCGAACAGGTCACTGATCGCCGCGCCCATGTCCGGCACGGTCGTGCCATCGGTCAGCAGGCGGGTGATGGTGTCCTCTATCGCCGTGCGCGTCGTAGCGTTGATGCCGACCACCCGTTGCGCCAGCACGCCTTGCACGTCGGCGAGGTAGGGGTTTGCCACGGCCCAGGTGATCTCACTGTCGATCAGTGATTCCGTGGTACTGAGTGCCGCTTCGGATACCGTGTCCCACCACTGGCCGAACAGGCGCAACAGCGCATCGTCCTCATTGCTCCAATCGATCTGTTCGACAGCGCGGGTTTCGTGCTGCCCGTTCCCGGCAATGGCCCGCAAGCCCAGTTGCTCCGTCACCCGGTCGGCCTGTGCGGCGAAGAACGATTCGAGCCGTGGCGCGATCAGGTCGCCCAGCGCGTCGATGTGCTGCCGGTTGGTGGCGACGATGGCCGCCCGTTGCTCCCGTTCTGCCGGGGATAGCCGCATCTCGTTGACGTAGCGCCGGCCATCCCGGTACACGAACCGGGGCGCGGTGGGGTCATGGGTTGGCAGCGTCAGCAACGGATGCACCCAGCCCGTCACGCTCCGCTGTCCGTTCGGCGTGCTGTTCGCCACCGGCACCATGTTGAACGGGATCAGGAACTCGTCAGCGCCGTGGATGTCGTACCCGGCGTCGATCTGGGCTGTGTAGCGTGACACCAGACCGGATGTGAACGCCGCCACGGCCCGCGTCACCGCCGCGTCGCGATCCTCCTGGAACGCTGGATGCTCCGACGTGTCGAACCGGATATCCCACCCGTCGTCAATAATGAACTCCGGCAGCAGTTGCCGGGTGAACGCGTCGTCAATCCGCGACCAGAGCGCGTTCATGGTCACGGTGTAGAACGATTCCCGCGCCTCGCCGTAGTTGGAGTACGTGCTGTGTTGCAGTCCGATCGGTGCGCCAACCAACATCGGGGATATGCCGAACGCGGCGCAAATGGCGGCATCGATCCGGTCGTTCAGGTCGGCATAGGCGAGTTCGTTCATGTCGAGACCGATGCGCTGGATGTCCTTGATGCCCGGTGACAGCAGCGGTTCGCCGGCGTTGTGCAACCCCTGGTACTTCTGCTTCCACGCGTCGAGGAATGACGCCTTGACGGCGGGGTCTTTGAACTGCGCCGCCAGTTTCGGATCGTCGGACGGGATCAGCATGTACAGCGGGATCGCGCCGCGGTCCATAAACACCTTGACGAAATCGGTGAGCGCGCCGGTGATCTGCGCTTCCCGCAGCGCCGCCTCCATCGGGCCGATGCCAACCGGCGACCCGTCGGGCGTATCGGCGTAAGTGACGGGGATCACGTCGTCGGATTTCAGCGTGACCGGATCTCGGCCCGGCACCCGGTACTCCCAATCCGGTTGCGCCTGGCTGCGTGGGATCGGGCGTATCCAGTCGGACCGCAGCGGCCAGAGGCCGATCACGTTGCCGAGCCGGTCGCGCTCCTTCTCGATCACGCAGAACGACGTGACCGCAATATTCATAATCACGAACGACAGGAATCGCCCCTCGCCCATGCCGGGGTTGGGCTGAACCAGAAGACGCCGCAGCGGGTGGTCGTTGTCCGGTTCATCGGTGGGATCGTACACGCGGATCGGGGCGGTGGCACCCTCGTTGGCGAGATACTGCACGCAGCGAAAGATCAGCGGCACCCGGCGATACGCGCCCTGGTCGTACGTCTCGTACGTTGCCGGCAGCCACGTCGGGCGGCCCGCCGTCCATGCCGGGATCATGCCGCCAGCGGTGGCCGCCCGGTACTCGATGGTCACTTGCCGCTGGTTGGTGCGGATGCGCTGCCAGGTGTCGGAGAAGATGCCCACTTATGCGGCCCTCGCTGTCTGGGATCGGTAGAAGTCGGCAAGGTCGAGCACGGGTTCCAGCGCGCCCATGCACCCATAGCGTAGGGCGTCCATGCAGTGATCGTTCTGCTTGATCGGGTTGTCGCTGTTGGCGCGCCGTTCGTCCGGGTACTGGTACGACTCGAACTCGGCGATGGTGTGGACGCAGGACGGATCAACCGTCAAGCCCACGCCGAACGCGCTGGCGACGCGCTGGATGCCCGTCTGCACGTCGTTGACGGCCTTCTCCACCGGATACCCGTCGCCGGCCAGGTCACTGATATACGCGGCCGCTGACGGGTCGATGTACACCGCTTCCGGGGGGTTCTCGTCGCAGGCATCCTCAATCATGGCGGTGATGTCCGATGCGCTCATGCCGCGCTGGTAGTATTCGCGCTCCACATGGACCCGGCCATCACCGGCCACCCGCAGCACCAGCACGACCGTGGGATTCCTGGCGCCAACGTCCACACCGAGGACCGTGCGCCATCCGTCGCAATCGACCGCCTGCACGTTGCGCTCACGGTCGAACGCCTCGTACACCAAGCCATCGAACGACACGAAATCGCCGCCCAATTCCTGCGCGGCGAACTTCCCCTCGTACCCCAGGCCAGCCAGGTACTCGGGATCAAGCGTCGGGTTCTCGTCGGTGCGGAATCGGTACATCGTGTGCCGGTCGTCCGGGTGATGGACCCACTCTTCCCATATCCAGTTGCGGCCCTTCGGCGTCGTGGTAATCCATGCCTGCTGCATGTCCCCGACGCGGGTACGACCCTTGATGACCCGCCACGCCACGTCACTGACGTACGCGGCCTCGTCCACCCACGCATAGGACACGTTCGGTCCGCGCATGTTGTCTGGATCGTCGAGTGAGCGGAACAGGATTTCGTGCCCGCTCCCCGGCACCGTCAATAGCTTCTCGCCCTTGTTGTAGTCGAACCGGACGCCGAGGTCGCGCATCATCGAGAATAGCGTGCGTTGGGTGGCGTCGCGCAGCATCGGGAACGTGGGGGCGCAGACGAGGCCGAGTTCCCTGCGGTTCAGCCGTGACACCACCTTGGCAGCACCCACGAACGTCTTGCCGGAACCAATGCCACCGATCGCCGCCGGATACCGTGCCATGTCCCGGACAAACGTGGTTTGCCTGTGGAACAGGTCGATTCTGGCGACGGCTTCGCTCATTGCGGCCCGTCCGGTCGTTCACCGAACACGATGGTCAACGGACCACCGTCGGGACCGCCAACCTCGTGCTGCTGAACGGATCGCCCGTAGTCCTTGGGATACCGGCGTTCCAGCTTCCACGCCGCCGCCTGCCAGTGTTCGGACGCGGCCTGTTCGATCCGGGCCAGCCACTTCACGGACGCCCGGCCCTCAGCCTCTTTTATGGCGTCAAGAAACGCAGGGTATTTGTCACGCCTC